TATAACATGCAAAGCAAACAAGTAATACTATTAAAGACAGAGTACGATGCAATGGAAGCAGAACTCAAGGACTTGAGAGCCATAGTCAGAAGCAGAACTGTAGTCCAGATATTAGAAGAGTCTTTAAAATGGCATGTGGTATATAACACAGCAAGCGGTACCAGAATCAAGTACATATTGGGAACGGATAGCGATGAGGAAAAAATGAAAGTGTTGGCAAAAGGAATCGAATATGCATACAAGAAGTTGGCAAAGGCAGAATCTGATCTGCGTGACAAGTCAAATGAGATAGCCAAGCTAAACAAACAGACATGGTATCAAAAACTATTTGCAAAGAAATAAACAAGATATATGACAAGCATAGTATGGTTTATAGACCAGTTATCAAAAGTAATTTACAATCCGTTAGAAACAGATGGCTATACAAAAGCCATAGAGAAGGTATACGCTCAAGCAATAGAGATGCATAGGCAACAGATAATAGATGCTTATCAATCAGGGGATGGTGATGCTTATAATTTAGATGCTACAAAAGAATGGGGAGAAGAATACTACAATGAAACTTATGGAAGTAAGGGAAGTGATGAAGTAGAAACTCCCAAAATAAATACTTGGGATGATATCTTTGATAATATAGAATCTAAAATGGATTGTATTGTTCCTTTAAAAGTTGTTAATTATTTAGAAAAACATTATATGAAACCTACACAATTACAAACAGATGAAAATGGTAAACCACTTACTTATTGGGGTGGGTTAGATTTTACTAAGCCAAATGCAAATAATATAAAGAGTGGTTCAACCCAAACTACATCTTCCCAAACAGAAATATCAGATGAGGAGATAGAGAAAGGTGCTTGGGAAAATCAATGTTTAAGTAGACAAGATGTATATGAACTTTTTGATGAAGTTTTCAAAGACAAAACATTAGAAGGGATGTTTAAAATATCAGCATCAAAAGAAGTTAGACAGTTTAAAGAAAAGTTAAGACAATTGGCTAAAGAAAAGTATAGAGAACAATTAGTAAACCTATAAACTGACAATGATACCATTTAGTATAATACTCTTTGGTATAAAAAACTTAAATTATGAGTAGTATAAAAGTAACGTATGTAGCTATGGAAGCTGATGGGCATAAACCTATTGTAACAGCTAATAATTTTATTGATCTTAGAAAAGGATTGGATGAATACTATGCTGTAGATAGAACAGATGCTGTATGTCTAGGATTTACAGATTATGTAACAAAGTATCCTGATGATTACATGGGACATTTTGGATACACTTGGAGTATGACTACACATGATGTTAAAGAAACACTTGTAGACACTATAAAGGTGTATTGTGTAGAATTTTTTCCACTAACTAGATTAGATTAAAGAATATTTTCCACTAACAACTTAAAAACATAGAAAATTTTCCATTATGATATCAGTAGATCAGCTTATAAATAATGCTTATGCAGATATTACACGTATAAAAGGAAAAGATTATGCTCCTGATATACATGAGATACAAGCTTGGATAGATGCATATGTAGCTGTAAGTAGCCATATTTTATCCAAAAAAACAATAAGACTTTGTACAACTAATTAATAATCAACAACTTAAATTATCCATAAATATGGCACTAATTATTGACCCACCATCAGGATGGCAATATGGGTTTCCTAAACCTATTCCTGAAGACAGAAGATATGATTCTCTAACATGGTTAGTAGAACAAGGCTATCCTCAGAGTCTTATAGATGAACTAGGTGAGCATTTCTACTGCAGATATTGGGAACAACCAGATTCATCTATAGATGAGTATTATCAAAACCAGTATGGTGATAAAAACATACCAGACGGTAAGTAAATGACACAGAAAAGTTGACAAATTGCATGAAGTTTTAGGAACGTTTCATGCAAAATATTATTAGTTAGGTAGCTCCAATATTTAGAGCCCCATCATTGTAGGTGGGAGCGTATGGGTGAAAATCCCATCCTAACTGATTTTTTATATCACATATGTCAGTTTAAAGCTGACAATTAAACTATAAAATATAATGAAAAATGTATTAATTTTTGTATTATGTACAATATTATTAAGTTGTGCAACATCAAAATATCCAGTGGAAAAAGTTGAACTTATACCAATGTCTACAGGATTTCATGGAATTAAAATCCCAGAAAAAATAATAGCTCCTGTAAATCCAGTAAAAAATTCAGTAATAATGGGAAAAATCCCTAATATAAATTAATATGGTGGACAACACTTATACAAATTATATAAAGAGACAGAAAAGAGCTCAAAAGGAAATATTTATAAATATATTATTGTGGTTTACATTGATATGTTCCACTATAGTATTAGCAGCTACATGTAAAAATCAATATGATACCCAGTTATTGATAAATACTTATTCAAAGCACTATATAGATTCTTTAAATGGTAAAATATTTCAACAAGAGCTGAGGCTTAAAAGGTATGACTATATATTAGATCTTATAGAAGAAATGCCTGATGAAAAATGTAGAAACAAAATTGACAGTATAATAAAAAACACAGAATGATATTAGCAATTGGATTATTAATACTTGTAATAACTCCTATAGTTGGAGCCATAGTACATATAATTAAAGATAAATAAAATGACAACAACACAAATTAATATTACAAATGCAGAGGAAATATTTTGCTTTTATAAATTAGGTAAAGAAGGTTCATTTATGACCTCACTTATAGACACTATATTTAAAGGAGATGATATAAATCAAGCAAAGATTGCTAAAGGTTATCCTGAACTTGTAGAAGTTATTATAAGATATGGTAGAGAAAAAGGCTACTGGTCAGAACTAGTAGACAGATGGAATAAAGAATATCCATTACTTAAATTATATGCATGAGCCATCCTATGAAAACAAAAAAGTCATTAAGAGAAAGATTTTTAGAAAAAGTAATTAAAGACACATCTGGTTGTTGGTTATGGAGTGGTGCCCATGGAGGCAGAAATAGACCAAGAATGTGGAATGGTAAAAAAGCAGAATATGCTGCTAGAATTTCATATGAACTATATAAAGGAAATATTAATAATCTTTATGTATGTCATACATGTGATAATGGATTATGTGTTAATCCAGATCATTTATTTCTAGGTACTGCTTCAGATAATTCTAAAGATATGGCAAATAAAAATAGATCTACTAAAGGATCTAAAAATAAACATGCTAAACTTAATGAAAATAATATACTTGATATTAAACATCGTAGATTAGCTCTTAAACAACAAGTTAATTGTATAGCTAAACTATATAATGTTGGAAGAAAAACTATTACACGTATTATTCACAATCAAACATGGATTTAAAATGTCACACCCCTTATTTCATGCAATTTCCTCTGTTAAAAAACATAAAGGAAAAATTGAGGACTATCTTCCACTCCACAGTTGGTTTGATGAGTCTAAGAAATCATACCCTGATATGAGACATAGAGCTATGAGACATCATTCAGAAGGTATATTCTGGGCAGAAGAAAAATTTGGAGTATATATAACTAATAGTGATGGTAAAATGGTTCCAACCAGAGTGTTGGGAGAACAACACATTTTAGAAGATATGGGTAAGATACCCACTATAAAAGATTATCTAGATTGTATGACCCAGGAAAACTGGATGTATAAGCCTGGAGAAGGTAGAAAACTCATGAGAGATATTGCTGATGAGAAATTAGATTACACAACAAATCTTTAATTATGTTATTAAATACAAATATGGTATTAAAAACACTTGATTTACAATTAAGATTAAGTGCTGAATTTAGTACAACACAAGCTTGTTTAAATTATAAAGATGAATTAGTACCTGCAATTGAAATTCTTTTAGATGATACTGATCCTAAAAATGGTTTAAAAAAAAAAATAAATGAAGCATTTTTTTATATGAGTATTGAAGATGCAAAAGTTTTGCATTCTTGGTTAGGTACAGTATTAAATAATAAATAAAAAATTAAAAAAATGAGCTTAAGTAAAAAAGCAGCAAAGGCTAAAGAGCCTGTTATAAAAAAATCAATTATACAATGGTGTAAAACCTTACATGAAGCAGGTAATGAATTAACTATTAAATGGGAAGGTGGAGGAGACTCCGGTTGGGCTTATTTTGAAATAGACGGAGAAACTACAGACAATGAATATACAAGAGCTCTTGTAGATCATATGTATGCTACATTAAATTATGGAAGCTGGGCTGGAGAATTTAATGCTAGTGGTTCAGCTATATATGATCCAGAAAGTAATGCTTTTGGAGGTGTTGATTTCTATGGAGAAGATGAAGGTGATCATATAGAATGTGATCTTAAAATATCTATACCAAAGACTTTATGGTTTGACCAACTACATGTAGAATGTGAAGCAAACTATGATGAATCAACAAATATGTCTGTAGAATTACTTATAAAAAATGGCTTTTTAGTTCAGGAACATAAAGATATTTGTAGTAACTTAGAAGAATCATTAGGTGATGAATTTGATAAATTATTTTCTGAATATACTAGTAAAAATGAAGAAGAATTTAGAGGATGCACTGAAAACTGGATAGCTGATAGAGCTGACTTTTTAGAAAAAGGAGATATGTTAGTATATACAATAGAAGGTATAGATATACAAACAACAACTAACACAGAAAGAAATATAGTGTTAGAACTAACAGAAGAAACAGCAGAAGCTATTGATCAAATTTTAAATGAAAAAGAAAATGCAGAAACAGAATAATTATGCAGATTATAAATATGTAGTTAATGGTAGAGATGGTTATCATCTTACACCCGCACTAAGATTATGGAAGACAAAGTATCAAGATGATATAAGAGACTTCTTTAAAGATGTTATTACACACGAACAGCTAAAAGACTTTGGGTCTTTTGTAGAAGAATGCTGGGATACAATAGAACCTGTAACAGTGGAAGAAGCTTTTCAACAAACTAATACAGAAGATAGAAGAGTGTTCTTTGATGCTATAGGTATAGAAAAACTATTTAAAAGTCTTGAACCCACTCTTCTTGATAAACAAGTGGTTAAGAAAAAAAGAACTAGATGGAATGATAAGTTTGAAGAATACACACATGAGTTTGAAGATGTCTATGAACTATATCAGATAGATGGAGAAAAGATGTTTGTTAAACAAAATGATTGGTCTAGACTAGATCCTATATTTGCTGTAAGATGTTGGTGCACTACTACTAACCGTGAGTATTGGTTGTATGTACCTAGAGAAGCAGCATTAGGTAATAACTGGTGGCATATAGAAGGTGATGAAAGTAAAACACAACCTGATGCTATACGTGCAATTGCTTGGACTGTACGTATTTCAATTACAGATCCTAAAAAAATATATAGACAGGGAGATATTATAGTGGTAAAAGAAAGTTCTACTTCTGTAGAAACAAGTCCTTACCATTTAACTAAAGAGCAGTATCTTTCATTAATGATAAGTGAAACTTAATATATAAAACTATGACTGGTATTTATAAAATAACATCTCCAACTGGAAAAATCTACATTGGACAAAGTGTAGATATAAAAGGTAGAAAAAATAATTATAAGTATTTAAGATGTAAAGGACAAGCTAAATTATATAGTTCTTTTATATCACATGGATGGGATAAACATGTCTTTGAAATAGTTTATGAACTACCAAAAGATGTACACCAATCTGTTTTAAATAACTTTGAAATATTTTATTGGTCTCAATTTAAAGAAGCTGGTTGTGAGATGTTAAATTTAAAAGAACCAGGTAATAATGGAAGACACTCTGAAGAGAGTAAGAAAAAACTTAGTGAAATTCAAAAAGGTAAAACTATTTCTGAAGAGACTAAAAAGAAACAAAGTTTAGCTAGTACTGGTAGAGTACATACTGAAGAAGCAAAATTAAAAATAAAACAATACTTTACAGGAAGACCTAGAACACCTGAAACTATTGAAAAAATGAGAAAAGCTGCTACAGGTGTAAAGATGTCAGAAGAAACTAAAAGAAAAATGAGTGAAGCTCAGAAAAGAAGACAAGAACTTTTAAAAAATTCTAAAAATATCTAATTATGATTAGTACAGAAATAAATATACT